TTAGAGTTAGACAATGAACAACATCAAACAATTAGCGGGCTACTAACACAAATACAAAATAGTAAATTTGATCCAATCCTTTGGAGTAACACAAGTAATTACAACAGTATATTAGACCAAACCCGCAATGAAAATCACAGTATTTTATATCAAAGGAAATTAGCATGACATGGGAACAACAAGAAGTATTTCGTATCCTCAAAAACAAACCTGGTACAACTTACCAAGAAGCTGATGATGCGAACAAAGCAATCATCCGCGACTGGGTAAAGAGCCTAGCACAGGCCACTGAAATCAAGATAGAATTCTTAAAGGCAGATGGCACAGTTCGTGAAATGCGATGCACACTGGATTTTGATCGTATCCCCCAGGACAAACTGCCCAAGCCCACAGCCGTGCCGGTGGATGGCATTGTCAAGGAATCAAAACAGCGCAAGCAGCCTGATGAACACAGCCTGCGAGTTTTTGATTTGGACAAAAGTGAATGGCGCAGTTTCCGCTTTGATCGACTGCAAAAAGTTGGAGCCGAAATCTCGTTAGAGACTAAGTAATTGCCTATGGCAAAAGAAGATATCATCAACATGGAAGGTCGAATTGAAGAAGTTTTACCTGCTACAATGTTTAGAGTAAAATTGGACAATTTGGGGACCACTGTGTTGGCGCACTTGTCAGGTCGCATGAGAAAAAACAACATCAAGGTGTTGTTGGGGGATAGGGTAGAAATGGAATTCTCGCCCTACGATCTCACCAAAGGGCGTATCACACGTAGAAAATAAAATGACAGACTTTATCAAGCCAAGATTGAGATCAGGTGACACTCATCGAGGAGATATGATGTGCCAAGTAGGCAGTCTCGGGGTCAATTTTACATTTTCCGGACTAAGCAATGGCATTGTTAAGATGATCGAACAATTTGGTTCTAAACTATATTACGGGTATCCTCACAAAGACATTTTCTTGTATCATTGGTATTCTCATAAAAGACACCAATTGATACAAACTTTAAATAAATTTGATCCAAATGATACAACAGTCAGTCAGGGACAGATAGATGATATAGGGTTATACTTGCACATGGCAAGAATTGCTCAAAGTCAACAATGGAAATATCCTTCTTTTATAACACGTTTGCCCAATGGGGGATTAAATCAAACCACCGGGGGAACACGAGCATTTGCAATTGGTCTTACCAAACCTGAACCTTGGAAGCATTTTCCTATTTTGATGCTTGAGCATTATGACAAGGATATTAATACCATTCTGGACTCGCCAATTCATATTACCACAGATCAACAACTAACTGAAGTTCTAGGCGGATCCTACGACAAAGAAATTTGGGATCCAACTATCAGACTAGTGATTGAAATTAATAAAAGCCATGCCGGGGGCAGTTCTTACTGTTTGTTGAAACATGTTGACGATTTTTCTAATACCAATAACAACGTATATTACGGTCGTGAGTATTTTGAAAAATTTAAACAATGGAAGTTGCAGAATTTAACCAGACCCAAACTCAAGATATACACAAATTACCCTGAATGCATCAGAGACATCAATGGTGTTTGGGATTGGGAAATAGCCGGGGACACTGGTAATTTCGAATCGTTGATGGGCGAAAAGGTAGGTTGGGTAGAAAATTTAGTTAGAAATTATCACAACAATGAAAAGACCAACAATGACGAATATGTATTTTGGTTGGTCAAGAATCGAAAAATTGATCTCGGTGATCTGTTGCCCTGGATGGACTGTGATCATACCACTTACATTTCCAGTGGCTATCAATTTGCATGTTATCGCCCCGATACAACTTTTAACACTACTTTCATAGATGTAAGTTATCAAGAATAAGTCTATAAATATCTGTATGCGTAAAGAAATTGACTTAATCGAAGCAAGCACACGTCCAGCAAAACTGGAAACTACCCCACTGCCTTACGGAGTCAATGACCTTGATCCTGTGATGAGTGAAAAAACCATTGACTATCATTATGAGCATTTGGCCAAAGGCTATGCTCGACGTTACAACGCAGGAGAAGGTAATGCGAATTTTAATCGTGCTGGCAGTTTTTTACACAATAAGTTCTTCCCTCAGCTTAGGGCTCCTAAAGGCGCAAACCGTCCCCGTGGTGCAATACTCGCGCTGATCGAAGAGCACTTTAAAACCTACGAAGATTTCAAAGAAGCTTTCAAAGAAGCTGCAATGAAAATCCAAGGTTCTGGCTGGGTTTATTTGAGCACCACTGGCGCTATCAAAACCATTCCCAACCACCAAGTTCGCACAGACATTGCAGTGCTAGTAGACTGGTGGGAACATGCTTGGGCATTGGATTACCAAAGCGACAAAGAAAAGTATCTAGATAATATTTGGAAAATTATCGACTGGGACGTTTGCAACGAACGCCTATAACTTGAGCTTTTGAGTTTCTGGTAAATACTAGCCAGAGGACTCATTAAATGGCTTTACAAGTAATCAACGTAGGAAACTCACCCAACGACGGGCAAGGCGATGCCATTCGCACAGCCTACATTAAATGCAACAATAATTTTGCCGAACTCTACAGCAGAGTTCAAGAGACACCTCCCAGCGACCCAGCGGGAACTGTTGGAGACTCTGCAGGCATGCTTGCATTTGATGATCAGTATCTCTATGTGTGTCTAGCTGATTTTGACACATCAACTGAAATTTGGAGACGTGTGGCATTTGACACCACACCTTGGTAAACATGGCACAACCAGAGTGGATCACCCCTGCAGGTAGTTTGGGTAGCATCCCTGAAGGGGTGTTTTATCAGCTGGCTATGCTGGCCGATACGCCGCCAGTGGCCACAATAACTTGCACTGCCACTAGCTCAGTTACTAACCGTATTACGTGTAGTAGCACAGCAAACATATATCCTGGATTGAACGTGATGTTCCAGGGCAATGTGTTTGGGGGACTAAATTCTCTTGTAAGATATTTTGTATTGGCAGTATACAGTAGCACAGAATTTTCTATTACTGCCACAGAATTTACCACTACTCCTGTGAGTCTTAACACTGCAACTGGTAGTATGACTGCTGAATTCAAACAGCACATTTATTTTAATCTGCAGGCAGGGCAACTGCCTTCGGGAATTCAAGTTGCTGATAATGGACTAATCGTCGGAACCCCCAAAGCTGTGGCCAGCATACAAGGCGTTCCCACACAAGTCAACAGAGACGTTACCAGTAAGTTTACAGTGCGAGCTTATACAAAAAATTATGTAAATGGTGCTTATGTATTAGATAGAATCAGAGACCGAACATTTGATCTAACTGTTACAGGGCCAAACCCCCCAACATTTTTAACTCCAGCTGGACAGGTCGCACAATACTATGACGGCTCATTGATTTCAGGTTTACAGATTCAATACACAGACACTGACCCATCAGACGTTGTCACTGTTAGATTAGTCAGCGGAAGTTTGCCCCCGGGACTGACAGTATCTACAACAGGATTAATATCGGGGTTTATTACTCCCCTGAGTCCCATTGATGCCACAGCTGGATTCAGTAGAGATGGACAAGGTTACGACGAATACAGTTTTGATTTCTCTACAATGAGTGTGAATTCCAATTATGAATTTACACTGGAACTCACTGACGGTGTTTTTAGTCAATTACGAACTTTTACTATCTATGTTTACAGCAAAGACAGTCTCAGTGCAGACACCACTGACATCACAGCAGATAACACATTTGTAACAGCAGACGTCACACCAGTCAGAGCGCCGATAATTACCAACCCCGAAGGCAGTATTGGCACAGTTCGCAATGACAATTGGTTTGCCTATCAATTCATTGGTCTTGATCTTGACGGTGACCAGGTTGATTTTGAGTTGATATTCAATGCTGGCGACAGTGCTGGAATTCCAGGACTGACCCTGGATCAAAATTCTGGATGGTTATACGGTTATATTCCTGCAATGGGCCTAACGGAAAATACCTATGATTTTGCTGTGCGTATCAGCAAAGATAACGATCCATTGAGTTCAAATCAATACGATTACAGCTTGACCATCACTGGTTCTGTTGACACTGATATCACTTGGTTAACTCCCAGTGATTTGGGCACAATCAACAATGGAGCAACCAGCACCTTGTATGTTGAAGCCACTAACCTGGCGGGCATCCCAATACAGTATCAATTACTCAGTGGCAGCACATCTAGCTTGCCCCAAGGTTTGCAATTGTTACCATCAGGTGACATCGCAGGCAGAGTTAGTTTTGATACTTTTGCAGTGGATCTAGGAACAACAACATTTGATGTTACTTTAAACGACCTTGCGGTATCATCTGTGGATACAGAAACTACGTTTGACATGAAACATACATTCGTTGTGCAGGCCTACAGTGTCAATGGATTGA